ATAGACCTTAGCCATGTACTTTCATGCTGGACGCTTGCCTGCATTTGGTCGGTCTGTGCTCCAATGACAAGCTGATCTCGTGACAATCTTGCCCGGTACAGGTCGGAGGTGGCTCCGATCATCTTTGCCTTGGCATCCGTATTGATACTGGCGAGTCTTGCCGCTGAATCTGGCGCCATCATCATTCCCCTGATATAATCAGAGGCCGCATTCATCGCTTTGAATCGGGAGTCCATGGCTTGAGTTATGGCAAACTTGATTGTATCAATCTTTATCTCTGCTTGCTTAGTGGCAATAGTGGTTGATGAAATCCCTATTTTACCGGATTGCTCATACCGTGCTTGGTTGAGATCGTGAATCATGCACGGTTGCGCCAGGGAATAACCCTTTGCCGAGTACCCTGAAACAAGGTTGTTTTCAACTCTCGCCCCTTCCCTGATAAACCTATCCCTCTCTCTCTGCCATAACTGAGACTCAATAGCTTCCGGGATACCTGTACCGCTATTGGTGATGGTGTTAATCAACCAGTTGGTTGCAGGATCAAAGGCATCTGCTGCTAGAGGGTAGTAAGTGGCAAAGTATCCTGCCAACTGGTTAGACAGAAGACCAACCAAATTATTAAGTTGTGCGTCATAAGTTAGAAGCGAATCGTCTACGGCTGGAACTACAGGCTCAACTGCGGTAATTACCGGAGGAAAGCTCAGATACCCACTACTAATATCCCGGCCTTCACTGAGATCAAACACCCTGTCCGCTGCATCATCGGCCTGCGCCACAAATTCATTGGCTGTAGCCAGTGCTTGTGTTATTATTTGAGCAGTAAAATCTTGAATTATTCCCATTTTATCCTCTATAATGTTTTAGGTTACGGTTGCACATATTCCGAGTAAGTTTTAAACACAGGGTTTCCGGTTGTCGGTGGTGGAGAGGGGTAATTGTTCAGCATATTCACATACCCGCCATTTCCGTACAATGTTATATCCCAATTACCAGGCTCTATTGTCCCCTTTATCTCTGACAGTATTTTCCATACGTCTGCCTCTGTTCTTCTGTCGATGATGCAAGCGTGGTACTTGGTCACTGCATCAACTTCGTCATACAGTTCAGCAACTCCCAGAAGGACAATACGCCCATGTCTTGCGTAAATCGGCCTGACATAGATAAGTTTGTCATCAGGTATAGGGAGAGATACAACCCATCCGCTGAATGGCGATCCGCCATGAATTGACACAACCTTATTACCCACATCGTCGCAGACACAAAGGAAATAATCTCCAGAATCATCAGTTCCAGCGTAGGTAATTATCGGCCTAACTCCTGTCGTCCCCACAGCACTCGGAAGTGACAGTGTGGCTTGCTTTATGGTGTCAGTGTCAAAATGTAGCGCGCCATATTTTCTAGTCCATGAGTACACGCCACTTGGGCAGTGAAACATTATACCGTCATGCGGTTGCTGGTACTCAGTGGAATAATCTGTTGATATATTCGGGTATGGGAGAAACTGCCGTACCAACTTAGACGCCTGCAAGTAGTCGAATAATAGGCCTTCTCCTAATGACTCTGTTGATTTACTTACCATCAATTCTTTAAACACTGTGCTTTTTACAAGTAATGTATTTCCAGTGTCACCGTTAAAAATGAGATAGAACATACTCCACTCAAATTCTGCCTCTATCGCCTCTGCTGCCGAAAATTGGCTGAGACTTTTCAGCCTTGCTATATCAGTGTTGATTGCTTGGCTACAATCTATTACCTGTACGATATGCAACTCTCCTGATGGAATCCGAGTATAAGCGTAAGTTCCTAAAATAAAAACCCCCGTAACATCCTGATGAATAGCATTGTAAATAACAGAAGGCATATTACCATTCCATACCTGACCTGAATATACGGGCCCACCACTAATAGATCCAGCCTCAATTCCAATGATTGAGAACAGATACCGCTGTGTACTGCCTGTTTGATATCTAGCTCTTCCTGTATATGATTTAAGGTATCTGTTTTTTCTCAAACACTGGCTCATAAACCTATGCCATCCATATTGATCGTAAACATAATTAACGAATGATGTGCGTCTCACGTTACTGCCGTCTGACTCAAACGATGATAGGGCGTGTTCGTCTTGTGATACAAGAGATCCAGCCATGTTGAAACTTGTCCTATATACAATTCCCTCGCTATCGAAGAACGGCATAACAGACGGGCTTACGGCTCCATAGGCACTGAACGCATTAGGCAGGGCAGGATATACTGCCGATTCTGCATCTGGCGTGCTTATCGTGGTGTTTATAGCTGTGCTTGTCGTCACGGTTGAATTTACATAAAATTCTCGCAGTGGGTTTATCGCTCCAAGCCAATACTCCGCCGAGGCCATGTATATCTTGGTCATGGTGGCCTTAATAACGACCAGTCCCATTGGCGCAGTGATCATTATTTTGTTGCAAGCAGCGACTACCTTGATGCGAAACCCGTCACGCACGGTAACATCCGCAGGAATTATACCGGCCCTCTTGATCTCGGCCAGCATGTTCTTTCCGACCTTTAGCCGCTTCTTGCTCCTTGTGCCGTCGAGAATCAAACTCATACTGTCTCGGTTTGTCCGTTGAAGCTTGTCCAGAATGACGGCGGGACCGACAACTCGTATGGCTGGAATGTCCCATCTGGAGAGGTCAAAACTATCGTGCTGCCAACCCCTGAGGCTACCAGACAGAAGACGCCAGCGCCATAATCCATGGAAGACCAACTTCCTTCATCGTACCAGTCTGCCCATTGTAATCCGTCGGGGTCGTTCGATTCTATAAGGGAAATAGCAACATCAGCGTATCCAGATGCGGTTGTGGCGTGAACGGTTGACCCTATGCCTGGGTCAGTTACACACACAACCCCGTTACCATAAGCAGCTACTGGCGAAGAAGAAATGTAGCTTGATACCCCGTCAGTCAATGTCCATGTTAGCGTGTCAGATGAGTGGACAAATTTATCAAGGCTTTTATCGTGAAAGACAAACTCTGCGCCGGTGAATAATAGCTCCTGATCGGATGTTGAATACGCGCTTACTCTTGATCTTACAGACCATACGTCACAGTCTGAAGATACATAGAAATCTACAGGACTATTGCCATGAGAAATCACGAACATGCCATTCCCGTAGGCGGAAAGTGATCCTGATATGTTGTACGTTTCGAGATTGGCGGATAGTTGCCAGGTATCCCCGTTATCATTTGAAAACATTACATTCTGATATCCACCAGAGTGGACGAGGATTTTCCCAGCGCCATAACAAATTGAAGACATTAAGGCCATGGATCTCGGCATTACCTTAACCGTCCAAGACAAGCCACCGTCATCTGACAAGGCTATCTCGTCTGAATATAGGCAGACAACACAGAAATGCGTCCCAGTGTGAACGATCTTTGGGGTTGTCCTACTGACGTTAGTGAAAGGAATTGGAGAGACTGACACAAAGTCTCTGCCGTTAAGTGACGTTGCTACGGCATCACCCTTGTCGGCCACAGCCATGAACATACCGCCACCAAACTTATTGGCTCGCCAATCACCAGCAGGCATCCTCGATATACACGATAACACTGTCATACTTTCCTCGATAGTGGAATTGGGTCAAACGTTGTTGTTTCAAGGTCGAAGTAACCACCGTTCTGATTCATAGTGGTAAAGTTCCAGTAATTCCCCACTAACCTCTTGCCAATATCAGTACGGTGATTCTTTATTTCAGCGCTGGAACTTCTGGCCTCATAGGTGTAAACATGTCCATCTGCATCTACTTTTAAAAGCATCTTCCCTGTTGAACTCACACCTTGATATAAACACGGAACTTGCTTCTTTCGAGATGTTCCAAGGTCTGAGCGCCCAAAATCAATCAGGGCGTCAATATCGTTTCCAGCATCGTCATCCCCAGTAAGTTCATAAATACCATCAAGCGCGGTCCCGTAGTTCTTCCCGGTTAATGGGTCGGTATAAAGAGAGGTGAACCCGTATCCGTCGTATTGGCTGCTGGCGTATGTATCCATGTTGACAACCCATGTCCTTGTCGTGTCGTCAAATACCGGGATAGTTCCGATCTGGAGCAAACTTATTGAGTCAATGGAGACATCAGATATAGCCTCTATAAGATAAATTGCTGACAGGCTTGATATGCTGCTGATTTCTATCTCACTGATAGCCTCGACACTCAGTATTCTGGTAACTCCCCCATAGCTGGAAACTTCAACTGGGCTGATATGAGATATAGAGTGAACGGTTGAAACGGTAGAGATAGAAGATACGTTCAGGATAGAGATAGCAAATATTTCATGGTCGGCAACTATAGGAACTGACTCCATCTCCACAGCAACAGTAAAAGATGTTCCTACTCCCTGCGATATTGCCAATCCTGGTTCGCTGGCAAGGGCATATGAAGTACCTGTTCCCAAGAAATAGGCGTAACCTCCTTCAGCCGACCACATTGCGTAAGATGTTCCTATCCCTTGCGAGACAATCTGTTGCCCAGCATACGCTGATGACGTTTCATACCCAGATATCACGCAACTGGAAAACTGTACCGAACCAACTGCAATCTCAGAGTCACTTACTGCATCGCCACTGGTATATAGATAACCGAACCCATACAGCGTTTCGATGGTTGCAGGGAGAAGGCTACTGTACAGTATTGACTCTGCCCCCGTGATAACCATATAGACGACCGTGTTGTCATCCTGTCGGTATATGCGGAAATCAGTGGAAGCTGTATAGGTGTCGCAGAGTTTATTTATCTGTACCCCGTACTCAACGACATAAACACCTGTCTGGTCAACTTTCAGACTGTGTGGGAATGCTGCCAGTTCCCGTCCTAATAGTCTGGACGGGCCAAGTGTCAGCACTGCACCCGTAGCATCGCTGGCTACTGTGTGCCGGATAAAGCTTCCACGAGGTACAGGATCAACACTCTTTGCCCACGTGCTCCAGTTTTGCACGGTAGACACAACAACTGAAGCGGGTACTGCTGGAACAGCGGCAACGGCATCTGTTGCAGGGATAACCGTCTCAACTGTCACATAGAGGATACACCCCTCTAGTGAAATTGACAGTATCTCTGGGTACGTAGCCAGTAGCCATGCAACAGGATCAACTTGAGATTCATAAGTGAAAAAAATACCGCCGTAATACGTCCAAGCTGAGTGTAACGAACCTAGCGCCAGTACCTCTGTTATGGTGTGCTCTGGAACGGCAGCAACAGCCAAGACCTCCGGTGTCCCCGATATGATCGTATAAGAGGTGTTTTTACTTAGAATACTCATCTGCTTACGCGAGTGCTTCTATGATATCGCCAATGGATATGGCAAGTGGATCCGCGCTGCTTACCGTGCGAGGAACAACCAGTTGCACAAACGTCAACGGAACTGCTGGGGTAGCAGTGCTCCATATAGACAGATGACTAATCACATACGGCGTGGCGCTGGCTGGTGTATGGGTAACTGCTAAAGTAGAAGCTACCTGCATTCCTGAAGCAGCCCCAAAGGTAACATTGATTCCAGTTCCGGTAGTATAGTTGGCGTCATTAGCAGTTAAAACCTCGGCAACTGCACCGGTTACGGTTGGGTTTGCGGTATGAAGACGCACTGCCCATGCAGTAGGTCGCAATGCTTTTTTTGCGGTAAATAGCCAATTCAAGACAAGATTGGCTCCATCGGTTGTATAACTCATATCACATGCTCCTTATATTTAAACTACGGCTGGAACGGCCAAAACTGACCCTGCCACGATTAAGACCTTCTCTCCAGCAGCAACTGCTTTTGGTGCTGTCGTAGCCGTTGCATCCAAAAGCACACCCGTGGTGCTTCCCTGCACCGGATTAGATGTAATGAACGTCCCGTTAATCGTCCCTCCAGCAGGGAACTCAAACAGCAAACCATCCCCGGCATTAGACCATACACCTTCTGCGAGAGCGTCAGGAGTCAATAGCTTTCTCGCTCCACCTGTGTAACTCGTCACCTCTGTGCCATTGGCAAGCAGGGTTGTTAATGTCTCACCGTCAACAGGGGTATAGACTGACGCATAGCACCCTATATACCACGCCGTTATTTGTGTTCCGCCATAGAATGCGGCGTTGTTCATGTAATCTCTTCCTTGTTTTACCTTCATCCAGCCCTCCGAATTGTTTCTGCGTCAATAAAACTTGTTGCCGCCCTTGTTGACATTGTTGCATCCTTTAAATTAACTACCGCTTGTATGATTCCGTTTGACTCACGGATCATCATTGTCCCTCTGGTTGCCACGTCAGGAGCAACGTTATCCTCCTGCACGTTTTTAATCTCTCCACCATTCCCAGCCACAATCAACCCTCTTGTAGAGAACCATGTTACCAGCTTTGAGTTTGGCATCTGCTGGCCTGTCCCCAATACAGCCCCATAGTCAAGCTTGGTTATCTGCTGAAACGTCTCTATTGTCCCGCCAGCGAGGAAATAAGTCTTCCCTGGTTCTGATCCTGCCACAACCCACACGCCATCGACTACAGGCTCAACAACAGTTATATCGTCACCGAAATAGAGCTTGTCCTTGCTCAACTGCGATACTAAATCATTGGAATACGGCTCAGTGAAATAGAGATATGGCCCAAACGCTATTAACATCCGCCCGTTAAACTCTCGAATGATCTGCCCTACTGGCGGCTTAGTTAGAAATCCTGTCTGCAATTCCTTTCCACCATCATAATCTAACAGTATGGTGGTAGTTGAAACGCCATTGGCAACTTCAGCGCATTGATACAACACGTTACCATTGGCAGTTGATAGGTAAATCCGTGTCGCTACTACCTGGCTGTCTTGCGGCGATGGCAAATTAATAAAGACAAAGCTGGAGTTGTCGCTGGCAGTTATCCTTGATATGTCACTGGCCCCTGATTCGTTTCCAAGCGCGTCAACATAAGTGAGAGCGCACATATACAACCCTGCACCGAATATCCCTGTACCTGTGTACACCACTGGAGCAGGAGGATTATTCATTCCCCAACCTGTAACAGCGCCATCGGTTATCTTTGCAGTCTTTGTCCCATCGCTGAAGAACACAGAACCATTAAACTCATGGAATGCAAACGTGTCTCCAGTAATTCCACGCATAAGCGCTGTCCCTGTCCATGTAGATGTGTCAATTCTCTTCAGGATGCCAAGCTCAACAGCAAAGTTTCCCAATGAGCAACTAAATCCATCCTTCATGGCAATGGAGGAATACCGCTTAACCATTCCTTCCCGCAGTCGCCATTTTCCTGCATTATCAATATCGGCGTTCACCGCATTACGAACTGCTGCCCTCGGGTCTTCCTTACTTCCTTTCGGCAGGGCGTGGTCAGCGGCAAGGTTGTTCATGCCTTTGAATGGGCCAAGTTTCATCTACCACACCTTATTATGATGAGGACGGTTAGCCCTTTGACTTCTGAGCCTGTCAACGTCTGGCCTCTTCCCAAAATAATTGTCAAACTTCTTTTCGTATAATGCCGCCAAAACCGGATCTGCAAAATCAGGATTGGGCTTGCTCAACACGCCTTTATGAACCCACAATGCAAGATACCGATGATGGGCCGTGGCAATCTCTGGGGACTCAATTAACGGGTATGGTGCCGGAGTAGGAACAGGGTCAACCGGCAAAAACATAGCCGTCAATGGAGTTCTCTGCACTTCCATCTTGAGGGTGTAGTCAACAAGTGGTGGAGGTGACAGTTGAAGGCTTGATTCGTCAACGATGATATAAGCCGGTTCTCCAGTTGTCTCTCTCCATGTAGAATCGTCATTGTCTAACTGGTCGCGTGTGACATTGCTGAGATAGGTTATAACCCCGTCAGCATCCTCAAGATAAGCAGTAAGCACCGCCACAATTGAACTATGCAATGGATAGGTGGCCGATGCGTCGGTCACAGCTATCTCGCAAATATCGGCAGTCGTAGCGTCAAATATCAATACCTTGCGGCGACATGCTTCATATTCCGCATCATTGAAGAGACTGACTACTTCGAGGTCAGACGCCCGCAGTGGAACAACCGTGTCGGACGATTCAAAGCGGTACTGTGCCAGCAACTCGACAATATTCATTGATTACATACCAGGTAGGCCGTATTGGTCGATCAGTTGGATAGCCGCTTCCTGAACCTTTTGAACGGGTGCGTTCTTTGGTAAGTCTATAGCAAGGCCATTAAAATTATCAGCAATATACTTTCGCACTGCTATTCCTTTTGTCATTTCGTAGATTGAATTTCTGATATTGTGCAACTCTTCTTGTTTTTCGTCGTCGTTATCGGAATGTTCAACACGATCAATAACTCCCGTACCTTCGCCATTAATATAAACGCTTGGATGAGAAAGCATCTTAGTTGCGGTAACAACTGGAATCATCTTCTCTTGATCTTTTTTCCATATTCCTGTTTCAAACATTCCGTCCGAATATTCTGGCCGTCTTCCCACATACTTAACCGCTGTACGTTCTGGGTCAACTGCCTCTGGCTCTGGAATCTCCTTGATAACTTCCATTACAGAAGCCAGCATTTGTTCATCAATGTCCTTGTCACTTGCGTAAGTGTCAAGACAAAGAACGATCGCCGCTTTGAATTGCTCCTTTTGTTCTTTTGTAATTTCCATGTTTCACCAGTTAACCGGCCAGGAGGTTTAGTCCTGGCCGGTTGGGTTGAGATTATGCAGGCCCGTCGTAAATGCCGTCGATGTAAATATCGATAACGCACGCAGCATCAAAAGCAGCAGTGTTATTCAGATATGTCAGGTATGCGTCCTTTGGCAATCGGACAGGGGCGTTTGTCAGTGTGCATCGAGTTCTTGCCGCACTAGAGGTGGCTGAATCGTCAAAGAAATAGTTAGCATCCTGTGGGACAGCCGTTACATCGACTCCATCAACGTAGGCAAACCCAATGTCAGCGGTACATGCTGCTGTAGTTGGATCACTGATGATCATAAAGGCATCATGCAGTTCAAAGCCAGCCGGGATAACACCAAGCTGAATGACATCCGTTGCAGCAATGGCAGTTGTCTTGGTGCTGTTGGTAACAATCCCGCTGGCATTGGCGGTCAGGTTGTAGTGCAGCCGTGTCAAATTACCGTCAGGGCTTGCGCCGATATGCGCCCCGACCGGATTGTTTCGGGCATTTTTTAGTGCGTAAGTAGTCATGTTTTGCTCCTTAAAGTTAAGTTGCTTCCTCCCCGAAGAGAGGAAGCGGTTTATTACAGATGAACGGCGGTGTCGATTGCGATGACGCCGAAGTCAGTTGGCAGAACGCCGTCAGGCCCATGGTCGATGTCAAAGCGGACTTTGCTCTTTCCGTCAACCAGTCCACACATAACTTCCAGCTTATCTTTGAAATCTGTCTCCTCTTCCTCGAAGAAGAAGGGAACGCCGGACGTTGCGTTGGAACCGTAACCCTCTGCAAGTGCCTGAGCACCGAGAAGGAGCATACGGTCAACGGCATAAGTCCCGGCAGTGAATGAAGCCGGTACAAGGTCGGTCGTGGTCTCTGTCTCGCTGGATGCAGTGGCACACCAGTTAATTGCATTCCCGGCATAGAAGCGGATAGGCTTTGGCATCTTCACAATCATAACGCCATTCCACAAGCCAACATCGCCACGGAACAGGGCCAGATTGCCAGCAGCAGACGCTCGCTGATATGCCTGGGCCTGTAAAGTCCTAAATGTAGCCTGTGTTGCAAACGCTGAATACTGAGCAGAGCTTACCAGCAGGATACGGATAGGAGAGTCAGAGGCCATGACATCGCCCTTGAACTTACACGCGCCGGGGGCCAGTGGCATTTCGTCCAACAGACTAGCAATGGAATCAACCACGCCCATATTCAGCACATCGGTTGTGGTAATACCAACCTCACTACCAGAAGCATTGAACTTTTCGATATAGTTGCCAGCAGCCAGATAATGCCGGTTGTTGGTAGGGGCCAGCACAGCATTGACCATGATATCAGCGAAATCAGGGTCAGAAGCCAGAGGCACAGCCCACTCAACGGTATCATGGAAGCCACGGGAACCTGCCATATGAATCAAGGCTCGCTGATCCTGGCAACGATCCATAAACCCGAAGGAATTTGCCAGTGCCAGCTTACGGAGTTGATGTTTAGTCCGTTTTTGGGACATCTTGTTACCGCCACTCACAACATACCGTGACTGGTCAATACGAAGACG